ATATAATTGAAATCATTTCAGTTACTGAATCAGATGGTGATAATTGGTATGAAGTTCCATATTTAGCCCAAGATACAGTTTTTGAATCAGTTCCTAATTTATTAGAAAATGATCCAGATTTATCACAATATCGTTCATCTTCTCCTAGTTTATTGAAACTAAGAAAATCTGCTAAACGATTTATAACTAGACTTCGAAGTGATAATAAATTAGAATTACAATTTGGCGCCGGCGTATCTGATAATAATGATGAAGAAGTTATACCAAATCCAGATAATGTAGGAAATGGTTTAGCTGGATTTCGTAGATCAGTAGATATTGATATTGATCCATCAAATTTTTTATATACTAGAACATATGGACAAGCGCCATCAAATACAACGTTAACAGTAACATATACAATTGGAAATGGTATATCTGATAATGTGCCTGCTAATGTATTATCACAAGTAGAGTTTATTGAGTTCGATGATGATGTTAATACTTCAAATAGTGCTCCATTAGTTAATTTTGTTAAAACAACTGTAGCTGCAAATAATTCAATACCAGCAACGGGTGCTAAAACTGCTGACACGTTACAAGATATAAAAAATAATGCATTAGCTAATTTTGCTACACAGAATCGTTTAGTTACTAGAGAAGATTATATCGTTCGAGCATATTCAATGCCGGCAAAATACGGTAGTGTTGCAAAAGCATATATCGTACCAGATGATCAAATATCTCAAAAAGATTTAGAATCTAGAATTGCTAATCCATTGGCAATGAATATGTATGTTTTAGGATTCAATGAGTTAAAACAATTAACAACGTTGAATCAAGCAATTAAAGAAAATTTAAAAACATATTTGAATTTCTATAGAATATTGACTGATGCAGTGAATATTAAAGATGCCTTTATTATTAATATAGGTGTTGATTTTGAAATTTCAGTATTGCCTAATTATAATAGCAATGAAGTTTTATTGCGTTGTGTTAATGAACTAAGATCTTTGTTTAATGTAGATAAATGGCAAATCAATCAACCTATTATTAAATCTGATATTAATACTGCTTTGGGTAATGTAAAAGGTGTTCAATCAGTAGTAGGATTTAAATTAAATAATTTATATGATTCAAATCTAGGTTATTCTGGAAATATGTATGATTTAAATACTGCTACAAAAAATGGAGTTATCTATCCATCATTAGATCCGAGTATTTTTGAAATTAAATTTCCAAATCGCGATATCAAAGGTCGAGTTGTAAATTATTAAAGGTAAAACATGTTTAGAATATTTTATGCAGAACAAGATACAACATTATATGAATCAGCTCCAACGTATAATACTGGTTTAGATGAAGTATTAGAAATCGGAAAACGTTTAGATACTGATGGAAGTAATTTACTTCTTGCAAGAAGTATCTTAAAGTTTGATATGTCTGAAATTTCTGCATCATTAGCAACATATAATAAACTTGTTACTGATTGTAAATTTATATTACAACTGTATACGGTTGAAGCAAAAAATCTTCCATCTGATTATACAGTCGCGATAAAAATGTTAGGACAAGATTGGGTAAACGGTACCGGTTATTTGTCTGAATTAACTACAAATGGAGCTTGTTGGATTACGCCGCAAAGTGGTTCTTCATGGATATCAGGTAGTCAGAAACTAGAAATTGGAACAAGTGATTTATATATTTCAGGCTCGGGCTTAGGTGGTAATTATTTATATTATTCTGGTTCATCCACTGCACCTAAACTTCAAGTATCGGAATCATTTTCTTATAGAACTAGTGACGTTAACGTCGATGTTACCAATCAAATTAGAATATGGTTAAGTGGTAGTAATAACAATAGCATTCCGAATTACGGTTTCTTAGTACAATACTCAGATGCAGATGAAATTGATGATACTGTAAAAGGATATGTAAGATTCTTTAGTAGAGATACTCATACTATATATGTTCCTAAGTTAACGATGTATTGGGATAATAGTGCGTTTACAACGGGATCAATGACCGCGGCTAATCTAGAGTCATATGTAATTTATACCAACATTAAACCGGAATATAAAGATACTGAAATTAGTAAAATAAGAATTTATAGTAGAGACAAATATCCACAAAAATCTCCTACAAATTTATTTCCTATACAAACAGTTAAATATCTCCCATCTACTACTTATTATGCGGTATTTGATGCTCAAACTGATGAAGCTATAATTCCGTATGATAATATTTATAATAAAGTTAGTTGCGATAGTACTAGTAATTTTATCTACATCGACATGAACGGTTTTATGCCTGAGCGTTATTATCGTTTAGAATTTAAAATTGTAGATGGATTTACGGAACAATACATAAGCGACAAAATTTATTTTAAAGTAGTTAGATAATAATGGCAAACGAAATTCAATCAGTCGGTAATAGTAATACTATTCCTAGTAAGTTGTTCGATGCAATTGCAGCACAACAACAAGCCAAATACTATAAAGATGGGTTAGATTATATTTCAAATGATATTAATATTATTCCTAGAGATGAAATTGGAAACATTGTTTTAAATGAAGATTCTACAACAAATCCAGAATTAGTAATATCTGCAGTTACCGAACAAATTTCTACAAAATCCGTACTTCGCGTATTGGATACTAGATTTCAATATTTTAAATTTCCAGTGCAAATTGCACGAGGAGATACTTTTAATATTAATACCGGATTTAATATTGATATTGATACAATTACTACCGAATTAAAATTACCTATACAAGTAGATTCGGCAAATCAACCTATAGATTTAATAAAAATTAATACATCGTATAATAGCGATTGGTTTTATGGAGAAGAAGCTGCACAAATATCATCTGGTTTTAAACAACTTCCATTTGTAGGAAATTTGCAAGCAGTTCCAAATAGTTATGTATTAACTAAAGATATTATAGATATATTGATTCGAAAAAAACAAACGTTAAAATTCACTATACAGACTCAGTATGTAACAAGAGATGGTAATAGAACAGGCATATCTTTAAGACTAAATCGAAATAATGCAAAAACATTTAGAGCATTTGAACCGGTTATCATATACAGTGAAGCAAATGTTACCGGAGACCCGGGATCTTTAACTAATCCTAATGGATTTGCATCAACAGAATATCCAGTTTTATTCATGGAATATTTTGTTGATGCATCTGATTTAGCAGATGGAGACACGTATTTTTTAGAAGCACAAGGAGGAAATCCTACTTGGATATTAGCTGCAAATTCATATTGGCTAATTGAGCCAAATGCAATACCTTCGAACCCATCATTATTTGGAGCATCGTTAAACAATGTTAATGGCAACGCTGGCATTTATAATTTATATGCTGATACTGCATTATATAATAATGCATATCAACTTATTGCAAAAAGATACCTAGGTTCGAATTATGATTTAGTATTAGAAACTGGAATTACAATTTCTAATACCGATCCTGTAGTAATTGAAGATTTATCTCCATTCGGGTTTGCAGGTGAATTTGACGGAGAGAATAGAACTTTTTCAGACGGCGGAGTTACGCAAATAACATATACATGGGATGAAATCAAAAATCGTTGGGTACAATCATAATGTTAACACAGTATAAAAATATCGAACAAATTAATTCTGCTACTAAAGCAGTTACTGCGCAACGAATTAGTAAATCTAAAACTGAATTTTTTAGTTATGATAAAGATACTCGAGTAACACCGGTACCGTTGTTAACAACACAAAATTCAGTAACTAAAATTGAATTACATGTTTATTCAGGTGATGCGTGGATTACTGGAAATCATAGTATACAGTTACAACCAAAAACAACAAACTTTGAAGCTATACAAACAAAAGCGGCAATACAAACAGCTGGCAATTTGTTGTCAATTGATATATACAATGAATTTTCTAAGTTAAAATTAACATCAGGTAATTTTAAAATTGCAGTTAATTTCTTTAAAAATTTAATAGGAGATTATAACGAGCAATATCTAAGAATTGATGAAATATCTCCGGATCGAACTGAAATTCGTTTAAAGGCAATTGATGATGAAAATCCAATTTTTCTTCAACAACTAGTTAGTTTCATTGAAACTGTTAATCCTACATCTACTAAATTTTATAAAACATACATTTTAAATTTTAGTAGAAATAAAACTGCAGTCATCGTAAATACTACAGTCGTTGGTGAATATGTTTATTTAAAATTATACGAACCATTAACTGATGACATCGATGTAGATTTTAAATGTTGGATTGCTGAAGAATTACGTCCTAGCTATATTGACAAAGTTGCAATTTTACCAAAAATAGTAGAACCGCAATATAATAAATTATCTAATCCCAATTGGTACGCAAATGCAATTTATAATACAACGACTGAAACAGGATTTAAAGCTTGGACGGATTTATTAGGAACAACTACTCAAACATCGCAACAAATTGTCGATGCATATTTTTCTGGTTCATTATCTGGAGTTAAATTAAACATAGATTATTCAGATTTTAATAATTTTGTTTTTTATAGTTCAGCAACAGAACGATTAGAGAATTTTAAATATAAAATACAATTATTAGAATACTATACATCTCAAAGTATCAAGGTATCTCAAATATCAGGCAGTGTTGCTACAACTAATGTTGCTGATTTTGAAACTGCTAAATCTACATTAATTGGCGGGTTTGATGATTTTGAACGATATTTGTATTATGAATCTTCTTCTCGTTTAACAACATATGATATTCCAAATGAAAATGCATATGTAACTCAACTAACGGGAAGTTATGTAAAGCCGGCACCTAAAACTACAGCGGCAATACCATATACATTGGCATCAACTACTAGTAGTTTATTCATTAATTGGTTTAATGAAGTTTATAGTGCAGCATCATCATATGATTTATTGAATTACAATGCACTCAGATATGCTATCCCCGAATTTATTAGATTCGATGCAACTAATGCAGATATGTTAACGTTTGTTAATATGTTAGGACATCATTATGATATACTTTATACGTATATAAATCATATGACTCGAATCAACAAACGAGA